GAATATCATCGGTTCTTAAAAGAATTGTTTTGTATTCTTTTTCTTCTTTTTTTTCTTTTCTTTCACCATACCCTGAATCGTATAACGCTTTCGCCGCAGCATTGTAATTCCCGCCATGTTCAAGAATAGTGTAGACTGCGCTTGCTTTATAATATTTGTCATTTTCAAATTGAGTAGATGTTGAAAAACAATAAAATCTTCCCGGAACTGAATTCCATGTGGCGGAAATCGCTCTTCCTTCTTTACCTGGACGTTTTAGGTAAACGGCATCGCCGCGCTTGAAACAGATGGACCATCCATGAGACAACAACATATCAACAGGAGTATTTTTTGAATCATAATCGTCAAATGGTGTTATTCCGTTACTATTGGTATGTACTGCAGCATGAATTTTTTCATAATGTTCGACAATAAATTCGTTGAATGATCTGGCTGATGAAATTATAAATTCAGTTTCTTCTTTCGTAAGTTTTGATATTGAGTAAAAATCTCCGAACTGCAATTCGTAATTTTCAGAAGGGGCACAAACAAAATATCCTCCCTCTCCTCGCGTTTCAATCATGCATTTATTTTCTGTGTTGCAGGCGAGTTTCAGATTGCGGATTTCAGTGGGGGTTTTAAAAACAATATGATATCCTCCAGACGGAGTTTTTTCACAAATTATTTTCGACAGCAATTCAGGAGCGTTTTCATTAATCAATGTCAGCCATTGATCATAACGGTCGCCGTTTTTTATATCAAAATCAATACATACCAGTCCGCCGGAAACTCTTCCGCAAATACAGGCTATTTGTGGGCCGGAAAAATCTGCAATTTCTTGCGGTGTCGGCAGGGTGGTTTGAAATTTTTGCCAGCTTGAAATAGTCGGACGCTTTTCCTTGCAGGGTATTACAGACAAGCCGTAAGATAAATAATCAGAAAATATTTTTGAATTGATCATTGAATTATCCGTGGCTTTCGCGTTGTTTGAATTTCAATAGGTTGATCCATCCATCGACATTGATTTAGATATGTTGCTGGGTAAGGGATGAACTGGCCATTGTCTCTAGTCCACTGATCAGATTTAATTTGCCACTCAAGTGCTGTTTTTATTTTTTCAAAAATTTCTGTTGGTACTTTTATTTTTTTCCACGCTTTTAACGCGGCCCCTCTTCCAACTTTTTTTGGGTATGCAATCCAGAATTGATCAAATGTATTATTTTTTTCATTCTTATCATTCTTAGATGTGGTCGGTTGCTGGTCGGTTGCTGGTCGGTTGCTGGTCGGTTGCTGGTCGTTCTGCTGGTCGTTCTGCTGGTCGTTTTCAATATTATTGCTATTATAAACCTCATAATTACATAGTGTTATGATTGAAAATCTGTTGGTCGATTTGATGGCTATTTCGTTGGTCGATTTTAGACGCCAGAGCGCTGTTCGGATCGATCGTGGAGAGATGGTTAATGTTTTACTTAAACTATTCCTACCTATCACTATCTGTCCTCGTAAGATACGATGCCCCATATATTCAGAATCTTTGAAATTTGCATTTAAAAGAAGGTGTAGAAAAACGGATTTTGTGTCTGAAGATTTATACCATCCCCAGTCTAAAATTTTTCTCCAAATTTTTATATATCCGCGATGCATGGCAATAAAAAACCTCTCGGGCGGGGACTGGTTAGAACTGCGAAGGACTTTCCAATCCCGTTGTGCCCGGAGGAGTGATTATTTTCGAAATAAAAGGAATTGCCTTCGCAGATTCATACCTATAATATACCACCGTTCCGTGACGGAGGCAAGGACTTTTTTATCGCTGTTCCCAGATCGTGCCGGGATCGCTTATGATGCTTTTTATTTCGCCAGGGCTCTGGCAGATATTAGATACCGCCGGCCTTTCCGTGAAATCAACGTGCTCCCACAGGTACTCCAGCAGGATTTTATTGACTTCCTTCTGCGTTTTCTCTTTGTATAATGCCCGCACCAAATCATCGACTAATGTATAGAGCATATTCTTGTTTACTTCTTCCGTTACGTATTTTGTTCCGTACATGAAACCGCCTTTCCATTGTTTTCGATTTCCGTTATCTGAATATTCACCGTTTTCTGATATCCGCATGGCGTTTCGCAGGTGCAGGCAGTTATACCTATTTCCGGGTATCGTTTCTGCATCGCGCAGGTGGCTTTTACATCATTTCGCATGGTGCATATTTTCATAATGTCAACCTTTTTTGTATGGTAATATTTCTTTTTCATAAAGCCAAACGAATTTATATTCTCCGTTAATCCAATAAGCCAACTCGTAAATGATTGCCGGTCCTCCGTCATATTTTATTGCCGTAACTATTGCAGGTGATTTAATAGCGGGAATCATTACGTTTTCCAGTATATCGTATTTAGTTGTCAGCTGCATAGTTTCACCACCCTCCCCAGCAGAATCCTATTGCCACAATCAACAGGCCCAGCGTGAAAAGAAGAACAAGAATTTCAAATGTCAACTCTGGTGCGTTCTCCCAGTTTTCGATCTGTTGCCGGTAGTATTCCGCGTCGGTCTTCGTTATTTTGCCGTTGTTGGTTTTCATTTCGTTTTTATTCCCACCCCTGCGCCGTGCGAAAATTTACGTCGCGGCGTGACTGTTTTTAAATTTCTTTGCATTACTTCGATCTCCCCCGGTTCCGCGACGCCGCAAAACATCAGGAAAATAGGACCGATGATATACCATGGTATACGTTGCGTTTCTGCAATTGCTTCGATTTTCCAGTATTCCAAATCCTCGACAAATCCGCAGTTGCGGAACCCGGAAACCCGTTTAAAAAATCTCGGGTATACCTTGCATAGATACCGTTCCGCTTTGCGCACGTTCTCCGGGATCGGAACCGGAAGCGTTTTTCCGTCGGGGATCATGATGATTTTTTTTTTCAATTGAACCCCTTCCCGGAGCGCAGGAACAAAACGTATCCGGTTTTGAGCTGTTTTTTATCAGCCCTGTTGTCGTGGTGCATCAATATCCGCGCGGCGTCCGTTACCTCCGGCGGGTCGTATCGGTTTCGGTTCGCCAGCCCGAAGAATACACAGACGGCGATAATTGACAGCATCCAGAGCCCGGCGATAATCAGGCCGATTTCCAGGCAGTGGTTGGCGATAAAATTATTCATTTTTCTATCCTTTCATAGCCGTAGCCGGCTAAAAAATCTTCTTCGTTTTCGACAAAATCTTCATTGTCAATTTCCGGAACATCGTTACGCGGATCGCCGTCGTTAACCGGGTAAACTCCTCCCGGCCCGGACTGCAGGATTTTTTTTCTTGGATTTAAAAAAAACATCAGACAACTTCCTCAATGCAGGCGCTTCCGCCGATTAAATAGCCATTGATCGTTATCGTGTGCCGGAGGACTGGAAGTTGAATTGATGTTTCCGCCTCAACAATTAGATACGCGGAGTTCATTGTTTCCTGTTTGGCAAGATTGATAATTGATTCCCATATTCCGGCGTTCGTTTCGTTAATTCTATAATCCCATCCAGAACATACAAGCACCGAATATACCAGCTGCCGGTGTGTCTGAAGGGTGGCGACCGCAACCTGTAAATTTTTCCCCCTGCAAAAAGATTCCGGCCCGACAGTTGTTTTAATCATGTTCTTCCTCCGGTGTTGAGGGTCCGGTGATCGTTTCAATCGCGGCGATTGATTCCCGGATTTCATGTTCGAGTGTTTCGAGGTGCCCTATTGCCCGGCTGATTTTATTAAGAGCGTCCGTCATAAATTCCTCTCGTTATTTTCCGGGGGAGAGGGCGGAGGAGTCCCGCCCCCGTCCGTTACCCTCACCACCAAGCTCCTTTTTGGTGGTGGTTTATTCAGCTGTTCCGGATTTTCTCGATTTCGCATAGGTCTGTGTAGAGCCTGTTTTCAAGGGCTGATCGAATGGCGCAACGCCATTCGATCGGAGAAATTTTCCATTCCTCACAATCGATATGGTCAGCGGATTTTTGGCGAACCGCGCTCACCAGTTCGTGCACGCTGTTGTCGTTGTAACAGGCACCGGCGAACCCGTCGAGTCTATGGTACTGAATGGCAATTTTGAGCGATTTCGCCAAATCCTCAATCGCTGTTTTTGCTGTCGCGAGTGCATTGCGTTTCTCGAGATCCATACATCCTCCTCGGTTAGTGGTGGTTGATCTGACGATTAATTAAAAAAGCAACCTCTGTGCCAAAAAAACAGGCGAAATACCACTATTTAAGCCACCATTTCCATGCAAAAACCGGTTTTTTGTAGCCGTTTCACCACAGAAAATTGATTTCTGATAAACCGCCGCCGTAAGTAGTATAAAAATAAGCTTGTTATAGAAACAGGTTTTTTGTGGTCTGTAGACCCCAATTGTAGACGATTGACTACAGTGTTACCAGTTTGCGGTAGTGGTGTAGCAATATTTGGCGGATCGCCTCGGGTCCGAGTAGTTGATACAGTGCCGCAACTGACCTGGGGAGGCGCACAGACACAACGATTGACCCCTCCCCGCGTCCCGCAGTCTGCGGCCGGTGGCCACGAATTGATTTATTTTTTGAAGGTTTCACGTGAAACAAATTTTAAAAAAAATTCGTTATGGCTAGTATCAATACTGTATCAGTAATAATAATCATGACCGGTATAAAAATCAAGACATAGAATACGGTTTTTATAATAAACAGGTTAATTTATATTAAAAACACAGTTTCTTAATTTTAAGAAGTGTTGTCAACTAGAATACACCGCTTTTGTCTGTCGCATTCCTGCAATCTGTTGTCGCATTATTGCGATTACCTATTGACTTTTTGTCGCATTTCTGTTATTGTTATTATTATGGAGCATTTAATAATTTCTACCGGTGTAGTTATCTGTGCCGCTGTAGGGTATCTATCAGGACTGATCACCGGATACCTAGTATCAAAAAAAACAGAAAAACCTGCTCAACAAAAAACAGAGAATAGTAATCCAGGTAAAAAATTATCCGCTCACTATATCACCGATGATCATGAGTCAAGGATATTAAAAAAAATCGAAGATCAGAATTCACAACCTAAATACGAGGACGTGTGGTAGTATGGCTGACCATCCAGGACATCCGGCAAAATTTAAATCGCCTGAAGAAATGCAGGTCGAAATAGACAAGTATTTCGCAGATGAAGAGGAACCGATTAAAACAATGTGCGGACTAGCTATTGCCCTCGGCTTCTGTGATCGTCAAAGCATTTACGATTATGCCAAACGTGAAGAATACTCTTGCACAATAAAAGCCGCAATGCTTCGCATAGAACAAGGATACGAAAAACGTGTCAACGGAACTACGCCCACCGGCCCGATATTCGTTCTCAAGAACATGGGATGGAGCGACCGTCAAGACGTTCATCTGACAAGCGAGCCGGTTTTGATTGTCGATGAGGACGGGAAAAGTCTGATGACGTTTGACAGTAAGGCCAGAAAGAATGAAAATAGCGCTTCATAAATTCCAGAAGCAGGCAATATTTAGCGACAAGCGAATAATCGCCATGATCGCCGGATTGCAGAGCGGTAAAACGTTTGCCGGGTCCATATGGCTGCGGATGATGATTTCAAGATTCAAGGCGAAAGACGACGCTTTTATTGTTGCGTTCCCAACGTACAAGCTTTATAACTCGTCAACGCTTCCCGCGTTTATGCGGCTTCACAAAGACCTCGGGGATTTGAACAAGTCTGAATATATCTTTACTTGTAAACATGGGCCGCGGGTGTATTTCAGGTCGATGGACAACGATTGGAGCGCAGAGGGGATCACGAACACGAGGGCTATATGGATTGACGAGGGCGGCTTGATCAGCACGCAGGCATTTATAAATCTCATGGGCCGCGCATCGACGAAGCAGGCACCTATTTTTATTTCTACTACTCCGTATGTGCTTAACAATTACCTGTTTCGTGATTTGTACGAACCATGGAGAGCGGGGGAACGCGCCGATGTTGACATTATTCAATTTCGTTCAATTGATAATCCGCATTTTCCGAAAGAGGAATACGAGCGCCAGAAAAGGCTGCTCGATCCGCGCATGTTCGCAATGCGTTACGAGGGGCAGTTCGAACGCATGGCCGGTTTGGTATACCAGGATTTTGATTACGCCAACTACGTTGACCCGTTCAGAGTCGAGCAGAGGTTCTATAGAGTTTTCGGCGGTCTTGACTGGGGGTATACCGACCCGTTCGGAATTGTTGTCAGGGCAATATCGAGGGACGGTCAGCATGACTACCAGATTGCCGAATACAAACGGTCCGGACATACCCCTGATGAGCAGTTGAGTATTGCGAAGCAGTACCAGAGTCAATACGGCGTTGAAATGTTTTTCGCCGACAGCGCCGACCCTGGAATGATTTCAATGTTTCAGAAAGGCGGCATTCGAGTTAAAGGCGTCGAGGATAAAAACCTTGAGTTCGGAATAGCACAGCACCTGGCCCTTATCAGAAGTAAAGTATATCAGGTGTTTCGCGGCAGGTGTCCTGAAACGGAGTATGAATACGAGTCCTACCAGTACAAAGATTTCGATATGGACAAGCCGGGGACCGCGAAGCCGCTCGACATAAACAATCACCTGATGGATGCAAATAGGTATTTGACGGTTGAGACCATCCATGTTCGAGAGGAAGGTTTTAAGCCGTTTGTTCCCAACAAGACGCACCTTCAGGAGCTGTTGTCGGGACGGTATGCGACGGTCAAGGCTGACGAGGAGGAGTGGTGACACTGCGGGAAAAGCGTTCGGTTTTTACGCTGTTGCTTTGCAAGCTGATCACGGAAATGTTTTACCGTGGATTCGAGGCAACGCTCGGAGACGTAACTGCGTCCACAGGTCATAAGCCCGGTTCTTTTCATTACCGCGGCCTTGCTGCTGATATTAACCTGTTCAAAAACGGCGTTTACTTGAGGAAAACAGAAGATCATCAGCAGTTCGGCGATTACTGGAAATCACTGGATGATCTTTGTACATGGGGCGGGGACTTCAAACGTCCGGACGGAAATCATTATTCTTTCGGGGAGGGGCGGCGGTGATTTACGAATTTAAATGCCTGAAATGCGGCACCAGCGATGATTATTATTTCCATTCGCACGAAGATTTGAAGCCGCCGCGTTGTAAGTGCGGGGCTGAAACCGTCCGGGTGTTTACGCCGTCTGCAATCCGCGCGAATGGGATAACTCGGCCGCCGGCCGGAGCGGTCGAAGTCGGGGACCAGCAGCCTGAGCCGGAGGCGCGACGCGACCGGTATGAAGGCGCGACAGCGGAGATTATGCAGCATATCTCACAAAATTCCGAGATGGAAATGAGCCGGTTAAATGGCTGAAATGTCGAAAATGGTCGATCCTAACTCCGTGGTGGCGGGACCGTCGTCGAATGTCGCGCAGCAGGATGACGAGGCGGCGAAAGATGTCCGCCTCGTGCTGTCGCTGATCGAGCAGGGGAAACAGTACCGCGCAGAGTTTGATGAGGACTGGAAAACACGGAAGGAATATTACCAAGGCAAGCAGTGGAAATCAGATACCACGAAGTCGAAGCCTGTCATGAATATTATTCGTCAAATGATCCAGGCTACGATTCCGATTCTTACCGACCAGCGCCCCGGCTTCGGCGCAATGGCAAGAGAGCCGTCAGATTTTCTTTTTGCAAAGAACATCGGAGAAATGATTGAGGTTTGGTGGGACAACACGTCAATGGACCACACGCTGATCGAGGCAATATTTTGCAGTATGCTTTTTGATGCCGGAGTGCTGAAGGTGGTGTGGGACCCGACAGCGGAGGATGGAATTGGCGATGTCGCTGTAGAGTCTGTTGACCCAGGCGACATTTACGTCCCGAAAGGGTCAAAGGATTTCAATAAATGCTGCGGGTGGGTGATTCAGAAATCACGGAAACAAATCGGCGAGATGCGCAGGCTGTTCCCCGACATGGCGGACAAGATCAAGGCTGATTCAGACACGGGAAGTTCCGACAGGTTTTCTAAAGGTGAAGAGCTGAAAATTGTTTCTCCGACAGACCAGTATTCCNCGAAGGAAAACGTGGTCAACGAATCTGTTGACACCCGTAAAATGGTCGATGTCGCAGAATGCTGGATTGACGACGAGTCTGTAGTAGAGGAAATGCGTGAAACGGAAAACGGCGAGCCTGAAAAGGTTGTCAAGAAAAGGTTCCCACGCGGCAAGCTTATCACAATACTCCCGAATCAAAACCTTCTTCTGCAATCGGTTGAAAATCCGTATATGCACGGGAAAAAGCCGTATGTCAGGATCGTAGACATGATACTTCCGGGCGAATTCTGGGGAGAGGGAGAGGCAAAAAGCCTGATGCATACGCAGCGATTGATAAACAAGACGCTGAAGCATATGTTCGATGTTTTCCAGTTGATGAGCAATCCGGTATGGATTGTGAAAAAAGATTCCGGCGTGAATGTCGAGACAATTACTAATTCCGTGTCTGCCGTTTATGAAGTCAATCCAAATAGTGTTGACCCCATAAAACGGGACTTTCCGCCGTCTGTGCAAAGCGGAATTCTTGATTTGTACCACACGCTTATTACGCAATCTGAATCTATNAGTGGGATATCTGAAATATCGCAGGGCAGGAAGCCTACCGGCGTGACTGCGGCATCGGCAATTGAGAATCTTCAGGAGGCCGCGCAGACACGTATACGGTCGAAAGAGCGTAATTTACAGGTGTCATTACAGCAATTAGGGAATCAGGTTGTTGCCCTGATGCTGCAATTCTACCGGACTCCTCGTGTTGTCAGAATAACCAATGACGCCCAGGGGTTTCCACAATACCGGGAATTTTTCATTGAGGAGCCGGAAGAGGGAAAGTACATTTTCAACCAGAAGAATTTCGTTTTCGATCCAGAGCGGCAGCAGTACATTCCTGAAGTGGCGTATACCACCGTCGGACCTACNAAAGGCATGATGGACGTCAAAGTGCTTGCCGGTACCGCAATGCCATGGGCGAAAACTACGCGGGCGAATATAGCTTTCAGGCTGTTCGACGCACAGGCGATAGACGATAAAGAATTGCTCGACACGCTTGNGTGGCCGAACGNGGAACAGGTTTTACAAAGAATTGAAGAGCGAAAAGCCGCTGCGGCGCAGGTGGAAGCGAATGCTCCCCCACCGCCACCGGCGAAATAAGGGAGATCGATATGCCGATGAGTCCGGGAGAAATGATTGCGGCGCAGGGGGCGCAGGGAGCGCAGCAGGACCAACCTGAAGGCGGCTGGACCGCCACACCGCAGGGGAATCCGATTATTGACGCATTTCGCACCATGATGACGTTCGTTGCTGCGAAACAAGAGCAGGGAGACCCGAATGCTCCGGAAATGCAGGAGATTATGAGGCGATTCGTCGAATTGATTCAGGGACGCGGTGCCGACCAATCGCAGATGGCCCCGCCAGCCCCGAACGGCGGGCCTCCTACAAGCGGTGGCGGCCGCGTCCCATTGCAGGGCGGCGGAATGAACCAAATGACCGGCAATATGTCCGCTGGAGCGCGGTCGCAAGCCGGGAAAATACCGGTAATTTAACGAAAGGGGTTTTTATGAGTGACAAGGGTGTGACGTTCGCCGGTAACGGCGGCCAGGATGCGGGAAGCGGAGAAATGAAATCAGAGCGGTCTCCCGGCCTGCAGGCCGGTGGTCCCGTACAGTTCCCGAAGGGAATGGAAGACGGATTCACCGCTTCAGGTGACATCGTGAACAAGGTCGGCCCGGACAACGTGAGCGGCGGCGGAGTAAAGTTTACAAAAGGGAATGATTGGTAACGGCAATTACCTTATAAACGGAGGAGAAAAATGGGCAATTACGACGGAATGCCTAGAGAGGGCGAGATTGAAGAGGGAGGACAGCAGTCCGGAGAATCAGGGGCACTACCTCCTGAAACCGGAGTCGATCAACCTGGAGCTTCTGGTGGCGGACAGCAGCCTACTCAACCGGCTCCACAAGGGCAGTTCAACGGGTCCGAGTGGGGGCTGAAGTATCGCGGGCAGCCGTATGTTCCGAAGGATCGGCAGGAATTAGTTAATCTCGCGCAGAAAGGTTTTTCGTACACTCAGGAAATGGAGCGGATCAACCGCGAGCGCCGCGAATGGCAACAGCGTATCGACGATATGCAGTCCAAGTACCGGCACTACGACGATATTGATTCATTGATGAAGAAAAATCCGGCGTTTTCCGAGCGCATGATGCAGCTTGCGCAGGAATTCCAGACGGGCGGTCAACAGGATGGTCAGCAACCCGCAAACGGTGTGAATTATCAGCTTTACAACGGGCTGGTAACACGACTCGGCGAGCTGGAGAAACTGAATACCGAACGGATCAATAAAGAATACGACCGTCAGCTTGNAGACCAAGTGTCGAAGATGAGGGCAACGTATGCTGGTCATGACTGGGATTTCGACGACGGGACGGGGAATCTCGAAAAGAAGGTGATTCAATTCGCGTATGAAAACGGGATTTCCAACCTGGATTATGCGTATCGCGCCATGATGTTCGACCAGAACGGAACGAACGCAAAGGCCGCAGCTTTGAAAAAAGAGGCTGAAGCGCGGGCGAAGGCGCAAAAGGCCGGTGTGATAAGTCAGGGAGCTGCTGGCGGCAGCGCTCCGGCGGAGGGATATAAATACGGCGATTCGTATAAATCTCTTGCCGATAAAATGAAAGCCGAAATGAAATCTTAACAGGAGAAAAAAATGGCTCTTACAGGAGAAATATCCTCCTTGACGCAGAAGTATCTGATTCCGAAACTTGTGGACAACATTTTCGATTCGAATATTCTGCTTCAGAGGTCGAAAAAGCGTGGATGGTATGACACCATCGACGGAGGCACCAGCGTGTCGCAACCGCTGGCGTATGCACAGACGGGGGCCGCTGGATGGTACAGCGGTTCGCAGACGCTCAATACCAATGACACGACGCAGATAACTGAAGCGTCATGGGATTGGAAAGAGGCGTATGCATCGATCAATATCACCAGAATCGACGAACTGAAAAACAGCGGGAAAAACGCCATTATCAACCATCTCAAGGCAAAGGTGCAATTGGCGGAAAAGACCCTGAAGGATACTCTCGCCACTTCTATTTTCGGCGACGGCACTACCGGGATTCAGGGGATCAAGCTTATTTGCGCGGCGACCGGAACACACGGAACGATTGCGAAGGCTACTTATTCTTGGTGGCAGGCGAACGTGGATTCCTCGACTACAGCGCTGACGCCGGTTGCATTGCAGGCGCTTCTGGGCGATTGCACGATCGATGCGGACGGCCCGACGGTTATCGTCACAACGCAGGATATGTTTGACGATCTCTGGGCGGCAATTCAGCCGCAGCAGCGTTTCGCCGACGAGGAAACGCTGAAAGCCGGTTTCAAAAACCTGATTTTCAACGGTATCCCGGTAATCGTCGATTCGCATTGCACCAGCGGGTATCTGTACTGCCTGAACGAAACCTATCTTGGCCTGCTCGCCCACAAGGATGAGAATTTCAGGTTCAGCGGGTTCCGTCAGCCGACGAATCAGAACGTCAAAGTCGCACAAATTTTCTGGACGGGCGTCATGACAAGCTCCAATAACAGGATGCACGGCATGATGACCGCCTTGACTTAAGAAGGAGGTGAAAAATGTCTAACTACGGTCTTCAAACTTTATTCGAAGAATCGGTAAGCAGCGTTACCGCGACTAACAGCATACAGCTCGGGACGGAACGCTGGCAGAACGGTAATAAATACCGGTATATATACAACAAATCTTCTTCACAGGCATGCCCTGGAAAAGCCATGGTGTATATCGGAGCGAATGCATCGGCAAGCTCCGGGTATTCTCTGACGGTAAGCTCAACTGCAGGGGATTATGATATCGGCGGTGTGGTCTACCATGCCACGATTCCTACCGGGTATTATGGCTGGGTCGTCGTCAACGGTGTCGTTCCGGGGTGTGAAACGAGCTCCGGTACTACGGCAGGTCATTATGTCGCGCTTGACACGGACGGTTATTTCCGTTCCGGCTCTGCGACGACCGGCAATTTGTACCAGCCTGTCGGGGTTGCTCTTACCGCGACAGCAGCGTCTTCATATGGCACGTTTACCGTGCGCGTCAATTGCGCGTAAGGAGGCAACATGCCGTGTGGAGGTAAAAAGCGAAGAGTAAGAAAGCCGAAAGGCAGATAATGTAATCCCGGCGGGTAATTCCGCCGGGTAGTTTTTTATGGAGGAGAAACATATGCAGATTGAAATGGTTTTGAGATTGTCGCCTTATATAGACGGCATTCCAAACGGTAAAGAATCGGCGTGGAAGGCGGCAACCAACTGCGACGAGCTTACCATAAAGTCATGGGAAAAACAATGGGTCGATCAAACCGCTGCCAATTCGAAGAACTATGACTTCGTCAAAAACAGCGCGTTTAACGCTCATATGGCGTGTTATGGAAAACCGGTGATACTCATGGGGGCCGGGCCGTCGTTGAAAAAGAACTGGAAAGAGCTTGTCGGCGACGGAGACAAATCCATCGGAAGAAAGGATTTGAAAATAGTCGCCGGAGTGCACAATTTCCCGTTTTGCGAAGACCGAAACCTGATGACGTCTGACGATTATTACATTGTTCTTGACGCTGGAGATATAACGATACGTGAAATGTCGGAGGGCGGGTCTCACGATCCAGACTGGTATTGGGACCGAACAAAAGACAGGACGCTTATCGCTTATCACGGGACCCACCCCGGCTTTATAGCGAAATGGAAAGGGCCGGTATTGTGGTATACGACGCCGTAT